GTTAGAGTATTACCAACAGAAATAGTACCATCTATATCAACAGCTCCATCAATATCTACGATATCTAAATTTGCTGTTCCATCTACATCTATATTCCCTGAAATATCTAATTCACCTGCAATTAGTTTAGCAGCTGTTCCACTAAATACTTCTGAAGAGTTACTAGCAGCAGTTAAGAATGCAAACCCTTCTGCACTGTCGTCATAACCCATGAAACCTATTCTAGCAGCTGAACCATCGTGATATCTAAATTCTACACCTCTATCTTTATTATCATCTGAACCAGGTGCACTGTCTCCACCTAAAGTTATAGTGGGATCATCAACTGTCATAGTTGTGCTATTGACAGTAGTAGTTGTTCCATTAATAGTTAAGTCTCCAGTTACTGTTAAGTTATCAGCAACTGTAACTTCTGAAGTTCCATGTCCTAATGTAATTGCAATACCAGAAGTTTCTGTTGCAATTTTTAAAGCACCTTGTGAATTTGTAATATAAGAATTTGAACCATCATGGTATACTTGCATATCCCCACCATCACCAATTTTAATTGGTGAAGAGTCTGTTAATTCTAAAGCATCATCTGATTGGTCCCAAAGCATGAAACTTCCAGAAGTATCTCCAAAGAATTTTACATCTAATCCTGTACCATCAACACCAACAGTAACTGCACCATCTATTTGTACAGCACCATCAATATCAACAGCGTCTAAGTTTGCAGTTCCATCTACATCAATATCACCAGCTAGATCAATTCCAGCTGCTCCTGCTAAAACTAAATCATCTGTAGATGCATCCCATAACATGTATGCACTTGCTGTAGCTCCAAAAAATTTTACATCATAACCAGTATCATCAACACCAACAGTAATCGTAGAACTAAATTGAGAAGCTCCACTTACGTCAAGAGCACCATTAAGATCAAGAGTTGTTGTAGCAATTTCTACTTCGGTATCAGCATCAATATCTAGTTGCCCATCTGTACTTGAACTAATAGATAAAGCTGAATCTCTAAAAAGAAGTTTATTTGCTGAATTTAAAGTTAATCCAGTTCCATCTGTGTGAGTTAAAGTTGTATCAGAATCAGCACCAAAACTTAATACAGCAGAATCACTTAATAATTTAAGATCATCCCCAATAACAGCGTCTTTTGCTACAGACAATCCGCCATCAGTTTGTAATGAACCATCAGTTGTAGAACTTGCATCAGTAGTGTCATCTGTTTTTACAATACCACTAGCTGTAACTGTTGTAGCGGTTAATGCTTGTGCAGCAATCGTGCTACCTGCTTGTGCAGTAAAAGTATTTGCTGTAAATTGAAAATCATCAGCACCTGCAATTTTAATATCTATTTGATCATCTGTATCTGCTGTAATACTTGTATCAGCATCAGCATCTAAAATTAATTCATTACCATCTAAATCATGTCCTGCAGTAGATCCAATTCCTGAATCAACCATATTTGGATTAGTTGCATGATCTGCTGCTGCATAAACAATCTTAGTTCCTTTATCGGTAGTTCCAAAAGCAACTGTACTTCCTGATCCAGAAACATATTTAAAGGTAAGAGTGTAAGTACCAGATGTACCATTAACCAAAACGTACATCTGCTGAACATCTAATGGAATCGTAACCGTAGAGTTTCCACTTAGTGTTCCTGTAAATTTTATAATTCTATGTCCAAGAACTGCACCTGTTGATCCATCAGAAACTGATAATGTCGTTGTATCAGCCGAGCCTGCTATGTCTTGTTCAGTATAACCACCAGAAATTTGTTCTATAATTTGTAAATTGGTATTGGTAGTTGATCCCCATGTACCGGCATTTTCGCCGGTTGTCATTAGTTCTGTACCAAGACCTGTATAACTTGATGCCATATTCCTCCTAAGCGCTTCCTACAAATACTTCTAAATCAACTGAATCAGTATCTGCATCTGCTGTAATATCTACTAAATCATTTAATGATACTGTTAATGCAGAACCTCCTGCATGCATAGTATCTACAACTCCACCACTATTGTCACCTGGATATATAAACGAGTGGCCAGCGTCTACTTTAATTGCAAACTCTGTACTGTCTTCGTCTCTAAATGTTAATGTAACGTGATTTGTTGAATCTAAATTTGTAATTCTAATATATCTAACATCGTCTTCATCAAATTGACCTGCTAAATAACTTTTTGATAAATCTGTTGAAGAAGCTGTAGCGAAACCTAATAAACCAGTTTCAGTAGTTGAAATGGTTACTATTCTTTTAACAATTTCATTAACACTAGAAATATCTAATGATCTTTCACTGTTATAGCTGTTATTGTTAAGTGTGATTTCTTCTATTACTTTTACTGTTAATGTTGCCATATTTTATTCCTTACGGTGTCTGTACGTTGAGAGGTATACGAGGTTCTCCATCCGTATAATCATCTCTTCTACGTCTACCTACTTGTTCTTGACCAAACTTTTGTACTTCAGCTTGATATTTTTGTTCGTATAATTGTAGCATATCCATTGGACCTTTTAAATAGCTAAATGCTTCTACCAAGCATGCGTATAAAAGTCCATTGCCAAAATTTAAACTTAAAAAAGTTGTTGTATTTGCTGAACTCAATCCTAAAGGTCTCGCATTATAATGTAATTTATACATAAAACCTGACGAAGGAGTAGGTACAAGAGTAATTTTTCCTGAAGTCGTTGCTCCAGCTCCCGTTGCTCCACCGCCTGACATAGCGTAATATTTAGGTGTTCCAGTCGTTGTTTCAGCTGCATCATACTCTCTTAAGTAGCTAATATCCTTTTTCTCCAACCAACTATTAGCACCTGTTGCTGCAGTCGTTGAAGTATAAACTTGTAATCCTCTAACAAATAGAGTCCCTGCAGGAGAATGAAAACTGTCGTTAGAAGCAACTAAATTTCCTATAACTTCTCTTCTATCTGCATCAACGGGAATATCTCTTTGTATTCTTAATTCTGAATTATCAATAAATTGATCAGTAATCGTACTAGATAATACAGAAGTACCTACTTCAGTATAGTTTTGAATTGCTGTTGTTAATGTTGAATAAGTAAATCCTGCCATATTATGCTGTTATAGTTGCTGGACCAGCCGAACAACTGTTGCCTCCTCCTGATACTCCTCCACTTGTAGCAGTGTTAGTGTCTACAGTAAAGTGATAGTAGTCATCCGTATTTGTAATGGCTCCGGCGGAATCTCGTTTTCCAACCGTAATCGAGTAGCCAGCAGCTTTTGCTAAATTTGCTCCTGTAACTCCATCAAAGCCCACTGGGTTTTGATAAGCATCAGAATCTGAACTTGTCCAAATAGGACCTCTAAATCTAACAGTATCACTTGTAGATCTACCATGAGATTTTTCATAAACATTTATAATTCCTGAACTAGCTGCAATTGTTTCAAAAGGATTTGGTTCTAACATTCTAGCAACTTCATTTTCAGTTCTAGCAGGTCTTGCATCTCTTAAACCATGTCCTTCTGCACCATAATGTCTTGGTTCATCTTGAGGATGTCTCGCTTCATATTCAGATATATGAACAAAAGAACCATTCCATTCTTTAATCATTTCATCATATGGAAATTCCATTCCACTTCTGTCTGAGATCGCTTTAGCGTATTTTCCTTTTGCAAATGCCATAATTATCCACTTGGGTAGTAAGACTCCGGAGTTATATAAGTACTTGTAGAAGATCCATCTTCTGCCAAAGCTCTTTTTAATTCATCTTCGTATAATAATTTTAATTCTTGTGTTCTTTGCGGTGCAAATTTTTGAGATAAATAAAATGCTAATCCTGAACACATACAAGGTACAAATCTATAAGGAACATCAGATGCATCAGTATATGTTGCATCTAGATCTTGAAGTCTTTTAACATAATAAATATGCATATCTTTAGAAGCTGCTGTAGAATTAGGAGTTGGATAAACTGTAACAGTAGTTTTATCTATAAATCTTTGGACCCAATATTGTGAGGGAGTTCCTTTAGATAATTTATTTCCTAAAGCAGAATAAGTTGCTCTATCTATTTTTGTCATTGCAGAATCAGATTGATCTGTAGAAGTTCTATCTGTTCTATAAGTTGCTTCAAGAACATCTGCTACACCATAAACACTTGCCGGAGCAACTGTTGTAGAACTTGTTCCATCAGCACTTGCTCTATAAAAAGTATACTCAGCTTGTCCTTCGATTAAGTCAATGTTAGTTTCGGCTACTTCCCAATAGTGCAAACCTCTATTACCCCATTCTTGAAAAAGAATGTTAAGAGATCGTCTTGCTGTTTTTAATTGATATCCAGAAGTTACTTGAGAACCAATTCTCTCATAAGCTTCTGCTATGATTTCATCAACAGCAAATGTTTTGTCGAACGTTACTGTTCCAGAAGTAGTATTAGCCATTTTCTACTCCTTAATATAGTTTCACAAATTCTGCTACAACCGTATACATGTTACCAGAATCGGCAGCTCCCGGAACTACAAAGTTAACATCGCTTTGGTTACTGTTAGAAGATTTATCAACTGGTATTCCACCAAATTCTCTAAAATCCCAATAACCTGTTCCTGTTAAACCAAGAACTGGAATGTCTCCATCTGAATCTTCTTCGTCTATACGTGCATAAGCGTCTCCGCCATCTCCACCTTGACAAGAAAACCAAATTCTTTGTAAATTTAAATGAGTAACTGCTGTTCCGTCTTCTCTTGCATCCATTGCGGATACATCACCGAAAACTGTAGTTGCACCGGTTCCGTCTGATTGATTTACTATTTTAATGACCACTCTTCTATCGTTTTGTTGTAGAATAGTTGGTCCTGTTACTGTGTCTGCCATAATCCCTCCTTAATTAAGATTATTAGATGGGGCCGAAGCCCCATCATAAAGTTAGTTATTAATTGTCTGCAAATGCAGGTGCGTCTGCACCTTCTGTGTAGCCCCAAATTAACCAATTAGTACTGTCTTTAGCCATAATGTTAATCTCCATAGCGCCAAAGTCTGTAAGAGTTAGTTTTGAGTTAGAGTTTCCATCAGAATAAATAGTTACATTATCAGCATTTGAATCTGCATGAACAACACCGCCAATGAAATAATTAGCATTAGCACCAGTATCAAAAATGATGTTTTCTGCTTCTTCTGCAGCGCCACCATAAATAAATTTAAAGTGTGAACCAGCAACAGGTGATGGTAATGTTATCGTTCTATTTGCTGTGATCGCTGGAACTACAATTAGTCTTCCACTATGTGTAGCATTAGTAAGAGTTGTATCTTCATCTCCCAATGTAACAGGTCCATCACCTAAAGTGATGATTTCAGTAATCGTTCCAGTAGATGCCGCTTTACTGACTGTCTTAAATGTATCTTCAGATCTTACTGGACCTGAAAAAGTTGTTTTTGACATAATATTCCTCCTAGAATATTTAAATGTAGTCCCTAGGGGCATAGTCGACTATACGCG